CTGATAATACAAATTATTGCTTACAAGCAGCAATTTATTGTTTCTGTTTTGTACTAGCACTTGTTAGTTATTATGCGTTTAATTAGTAACTTTCCGTTCATAAATGAACAACGAGACGAATAGGATTAATATGTGTTCAACAGGAGATATTGAAACACCAAAAATTATTAGAGAAGAATATCCAATAGCAAGGAAACAACATGTGTGTTGTGAGTGTTCAAGTATTATCAATAAAGGAGAAAAATATCAAAAAATAACTGGTCTTTGGGATACTTTTCAAACATATAAAACATGTATCTTTTGTGCTACTGTTAGAGATAAGGCAATGAATGATTTTGATTTAATGTTTGATGAAGGATTTCCATTTGAACAGCTTTGGGATTGTGTTGGAATGGATTATGTTATCTGATAATTTTAATTAAATAATTATCCTTATGAATGTTTCTAATCAAGAATTCTTAAGAGAAATATTTGGACCTGATTTTATCTGGGCGCACGTTACGGATTTTTTTCATGATCCAGGTACAGGCTTTTCAGAGGAAAGTAAATGTGCATGGCTTGGAAATTATTATGTTAATTCAGAATTAAGAGATCTAGCCAATCAATATTTCACAATTAGTTTGTTTCATGAAACAGAAGAACAACTTGCTAGAAGACGTAAGGAACTTTTCAAGTCAACACATTGTATAGTGGTCGATGATGTTGGAGAAAAGATTCCATTAGACTTGATGCTTGATAAACCTGCACCGAGCTGGATACTTGAAACTTCTCCAGGTTCTCAACAATGGGGATTCATACTTGCTAAGCCTTGCAAGGAACGATCATCAGTAGAAAATCTTCTTTCAGGTCTAGTAAGCAAACTTTGCCCTGATGGAGTAGATTCTGGGATGCTTGGAGTTACTCGTTATGTTAGATTGCCTGAAGGATACAATACAAAAAAGAATAAAGTTGCTTTAAATAATGGAAAGATTTTCAAATGCAAAATGATAATTTGGCAGCCACAAGTTAAAGTAAGTATCATTGCTTTAGCTGATTCATTTGATATTGACTTGACTAAATCTTCAAAGTATAGCCAGTCTAAGGATTATGATTTTCTTGAAGATCATTATGCTTCACAACATCCTGCATGGGAAAAGCTTGAAATCAAGAACATACTTAATGAAGGTCATTATGATGTTAGCTGTCCTTGGGCTAATGAACATACTGATCCATCAGATGATCGGGCCACAGTCTTTATTCTAGCTGATGGATACATGAGTTTTAAATGTCATCATGGACATTGTATGAAACGCACAGGAAAAGATCTTTTAGAATATTTACAGGAACAAGTTCCAGATTGGAATGAACTTTATTCAGACTATAGAAAAGAATTATTTAAACTTGATCCAATTAAACCCTGCCCAATTAAATTCAAAGGAAAGTAATAATGGAAATTGATTCAATGCAAGATGAGCTTGATTATCCAGACCCATATAAAGACTGTAGACCACTTAATCATTATGAGGTAACTAAGAAAACAAAGCAAAAACTTTTTGCTTGCGGATGTAAATTTGAAAATGAACATTCAAATGCTATTATATTATGTGATGCTTGTAGTAAGTTACCTTGCCATAATAAATACGGAGCCAAACAATGAAACAATATTTAGACTTATGTAGCAGATTAATTTCTGAAGGAACTTGGGTAGAGAATAAGCGAACAGGTAAACGTTGCCTGACAATTATTAATGCCGACTTATCTTACGATGTTAGTGATGGAACTCTGCCAGTACTCACGACAAAGCAAATGGCATGGAAACCTGCTATTGCTGAAATGCTTGGTTACTTGAGAGGCTATACTTCAGCAGCAGACTTCAGAGCAATTGGTTGCAACACTTGGAATGCAAATGCAAATGATAATCAAGATTGGCTAAAGAATCCTTTTCGTCAAGGTGAGGATGATATGGGTCGATGCTATGGTGCTCAAGCAAGGGATTGGAAAAGTCCTGAAGGAGTATCAATTGATCAGCTTTGGAATGTTTACTTTGACTTACGAAGAAAGATTGATAACAGATCAGAGATTATTACTTTTATGAATCCCGGAGAACGTGATCGAGCTTGCCTTAATAGCTGTATGCACACTCACACATTTTCAATTCTTGATGATAAACTTTATCTTACATCGTATCAACGAAGCTGTGATGTTCCACTTGGTGTTCCATTTAATATGATTCAAGTTGCTTGGTTGCTTATGATTATGGCACAGATAACTAGGCTAAAACCAGCAGTAGGTTTTCATAAACTAGTCAACGTTCATGTGTATGAAGATCAGCTTGCATTATTGCAAAAGCAATTAACTCGTGAACCTTTTGCATTACCCAAGCTCAAGATCAATCCAGAAATAAAAACATTAAAAGACCTTGAGACTTGGGTAACGACAGATGATTTTGAATTAGTTGATTATCAACATCATGAAAAGATTAACTTTCCTTTCAGTGTTTAACTAAATTATAATATTATGAAAACAACTATTATTGTTGGTGGTCAGTATGGATCAGAAGGTAAAGGTAAAACAGCTTTATATTTTGCTAAGAAACAAAATGCTGATGTAGTTGTACGATCTGGAGGTGCAAATTCTGGTCATACAGTAGAAGGATTAGTTTTTAATAATTTACCAGGAGCTTCTTTATGCGGTGCTATTTCTTTAGTTTCTGCTGGTAGTTTTATAAATGTGAAAAAACTTTTAGCAGAAATTAAGAAGATTCCTGGTAAAGTATTTATTGATCCAAAAGCTGTCTGCATATCTAATGATGATAAAAAACTTGAAATAAAAAAACTTAAATCAATTTCTTCTACTTGTTCTGGTTCTGGTGCGTCGCTGATTAATAAATTATGGAGACAAGATAATATAATATTTGCCAAAGATGCACCCGAATTAAAATCGCATATAGCTGATACTATAGATATTATGTACAGTGCTAAAAGATTAATTATTGAAGGTACTCAAGGATTTGGTTTATCATTGCATCATTCACTAAATTATCCTTATGTAACATCTCGTGATACAACAGCAGGATCATTTTTATCTGAAATTGGAATAAGTCCATTAACAGTTGATACAATTGTTCTTGTATGTCGAACTAAAGCAATAAGAGTAGCTGGAAACTCAGGTCCATTAGAAGAAGAAACTTCTTGGGAAGACTTAAACTTAATGGAGGAATATACCACAGTAACAAAAAAGATACGTAGGGTGGGAGGATTTCAACATGACCTTGTTAAAAGAGCTATAAAAATTAATCAGCCGACAGACTTAGTTTTAAATCATTGTGATTATATTGATAGTTCACAATTAAAAAAATTAAAAGATCAATATAAATTTAATCTTTTTGGCTTTGGCCCATCAATAAATGATTTTAAATAAAAAATAAGGCATGAATTTCTCCATGCCTTATTCGTAATTAACTTATAATGTTTCTCTTATTTCAACATATTTCTTTAAAATATTTTCTCGCTGAATTTTAAGTTGACCAAGTCTTTTTTGTACATTGGCAGTAGATGGAATTTTTTTCAGTTTGTTTATGACTGCTTGATTTCTATTAAGAGCTGCTTGAAAATTCTCTTGTAACTTCATTTGTTTAAATCGATCAACATTAGATTGAATGAACAAACGTTTATCTTGAGAATTTTCAAGTTGTTTCTTAAACAGCCTCGCATCTGAACTAGACTTTTTAAACTCTTGCTCATTGATAGATTCTTTCAGTTCGCTACCTCTACCATAATGCCAGTAATAAAGTTTACCAATACCTGGAATCGAATCAATGATTCTTGCATGGTCAAAATTACTGGTATCTCCTGATACATGATTCTTGTAACCTTCAACAATGTCTTTACTTGCAGCATTAGCAAACTTCATCGGAGGTAAAATCTGCTGACTTAATGCTGAGCCAAATCCTTCTTTAGTTACCTGCATCCGTAAGAATCTTGAGGCACCACCCATAGTCAAGAAGTTTTCAATAACATGATCAGAGAATTTTGTTTCTCTACCAAGCAACAAATCTTTTAATTCATCTGCTCCAGCATTTGCAATTGTTAACAGGGCCATTAACTGAACCATGTTCGTAAGGCCTTGAAGCTTTTGCTGTGGATTATCAGACTTCAAGTTATGTACAACCTCTTTTCTAAATACATCAAACTGCTTTATTGTGTAAGTCTTGAGCATATAAAATACTCGACCATTTCCACTATTCAAATATTTCTCAGGCATCTCAGAAAGAGCAACTGGTTGAAAATCAAGCAATCTAGAATACAACAACATTTTAACATTTTCAGATGGATTATCTGATAAAAGTTCCTGAACTACATCAGTAGATTTCTTTCCAAAGGTTGGCCTGATTAATCTTGCCAGCGCTTTAGGATCTGCTTTTGCCTGAGCTTTAAACTGTGCTAATGCATTATTTATCAGGACTTCTTTCCCGATAGTATCTATCTTTTCTAGCCCAACATACTTAAATACTTTATTAACTGCTTTACTGAGTGTTGTCCCATCAGCAAATTCTTGAGCTATTCTCTCAATTCCTAAATCTTCCTTAGTTATTTCTGATGTTCCTGAGATAGCCTTGACAAGATTCTTACCTGTATTAAGGAATCCTGATGGAGTCCATACTTTGCCTACATACATTGCCCAGGCTAAGTCACCAATCTGCGTGATAGCTGATATCGGGCTACCCATAGTATCAATATAAGACAAGTTCTTATACGCATTTACTATGCCTGTTGTACCATGCTCATGGAATCTTGCATCAAGAATATCACGAACCATCTTTTCATCTTTCTTCTCAATGCGCCCGTCAACCATCAGGCGATCAATATATGCTCCGATGTTTTCAGTATAATCTCGCTGCATCTTATACGCATTTAATTTCTCATCAATAATCGTAAGGCTTTCATTCAAGCTACTGATTCGATCTTCAAGATCAGTAAGTCTTTCAGGATTTTCAGCACGAGCCATATCAGCAAGTTGATTATATTTTATAAGGTCTGCTTGCTTTTGTTTCTTTGATGATTTAAGATCACTGATTCTCTGAGGAACTTTACCAAAGAATTTTCTTGCCTCGATCTTCTTAGTCATACTGTAAACATATTGCATCAAGGCAGCATCAGCATCCATATAAAACTTTGCATATTCTTTCGGAATAGTTTCATATACTCGCGATTGAATATTTCCAGGGCCACCGATTCCTGTAGGCTGGCCTAGGATCAAGTTACTAATAATGTCTGCTTTAACCTCGGGGAAATCACGTTCAAACTGTTCTTGACTAATTCCAAGTTTCTTTGCTTGTGCTCGAATTGCTTCTGTAAATACTGGACGCTGAGATATTTCTTGAGTTGCTTGTAAAAATCCTTCTTGATCTTTGATTACTCGTGGCCAATACTCTTCAATGAAACCTACATCATAGCCGACTTCGATTGCCTCTTTACGAATTTGATTTAACTTCTCTCGCAGAGCCTCCTGATTTTCAACTAAGTTATACTTGTTACTGATCTGATTAATCTTGCCTTCATCCGAGTTAAGTCTTGCCCAATTCCAAGCACTCTTATCTTCAGGAGACATAACTTTTGTTGCATCAAGCAGGGGTTTTGCAGTCTTAAGTACATCAATAATCTTTTGACTGGTATTAAAATCTAACCATCTAAGATGCTCTGATAATTCCGGATCAACATTTTTAAGTCTAGTTGATATTGAACCAAGAGCCTTGTCTGCAAGAAGTCTTATTTCAGTGAACTTCATCCGAGCATTTTGTGCAATACTCTTCAGGAGATTATTCTTTTCTGTATAAATTGCATTATACTCTGCATCACTTAGCTTCTGCTCAGGCTTTTCAGCTACTTGAAATAATGGTATACCTTCACGTAAAGCCTTAGACCGCATTCGATTAGTGATCGGTAAAGCAAGTTGTTTTGTTGGCATATCAGTAGTGATATCATCACCTTGATATTGCTCTATTTCAGATTTTTGTATAGCAATCTCATGACCTACAAAAACCATCTTACCTTCATCAAAAGCTTTTAATGCTTCTGCCTTAGATACTTTTACATCTGCCTGAAGATTACTTTCAATTATTTCAACTTTTGCATTGCCCCACTTACCACGATTGAATTCTTTGTTAAAAGTATTTGGTAATATTTTATCATAGAATTCTTGCATACCATTAAGTCTTTCAGCTTGTTCAGTTTCAGAACCCGCAGAATATCTATCAAACTGTTGCTGGCCAGTTGTCCAGGCAATCTTATTAAAACCATTCTCAGCAGCATACCTGACCATTCGCTTCATTGCAAGCAAAGACCATTGAGAAGATTTCTTGAATGGTGCATTAGGAACATTTGTAGATTTTTCAGGGCTATCTTGATAATCAAGAAGAGCATCTATCATAGCTCCATCATCTAATTCATTAGCTTTATGTCTAAGATTATTATATTCTCGAACAGGTAGATATTCGCCTTCTGCAGAACGAATTTTAATCCCATGAGTATCTGCAAAATCTTTTATTGATTTAAATAAAGAACTTGCTTGTCCTTGATATCCTTCTTTTCTTCCTTCTTGATGCCAGTCACTTTGAATCTCTTCAAGGAATAAAACTTTATTACCATCTGCATCAGTTCGCTCATTAAATCGAATGTGTGCTAGGATGTTTGGTTCATCCCAATGGTTTGATTGATAAGCTTTATTTGCAAATTCTTTAGCTTTCTTATCTAAATTATTTAATTGTACATTATCTTCATTTGTTAATAATTTTTCAAGTTGAAAATAATCTTTTGTGCCATATTTCTCCTCCATTTTTTGCCAAAGTTTTTTGTATTCCTCATTCCAAATATTTTGTTTCTGAGGCAAAGTTAATAAGAGTTCTTTATAATTCTTTCCTCCAGGAAGTTGGTAATCTTCATATTTAGTGGGTAAATAATCAACTTTTTTCTTATTTTGAGTTACATAACTAGACTCAAAATCATCTACATTATTTAAAGAATCAGAAAAAGATTCAATAGGATAATTTGGAGTTCCTCTATAAACTTCTTCAAGCTGCACATTATTTTCTTTGATAAAACTAGCTAATGCTTCTTTTGTAACTTTACCTTGCTGTTCATCAAGCCATTCATTCAAACCAATCCATTCAAGTTCTTCTGCCTTGATTCCCGGAACATTCTTAATCATTCCTTTCCATTGATCAGGAGTTGCTTGCTTCTGCTGAAAATTATTTACTGTTTGTTCAAGTACAGAGTACCATTGCTTAGCAGTAGTTTCTGCTTGTGGTACAGTGCTTTGATAAGTTTGTCCAGCAACCTGACGCTCATAAATCTTTCCACTTTCTACTTCACGAGCTAAGCCAGAAACTGTTTGTTTACCAAATGATAACATCTGTTGAAAGAAATCCATCACTCGTTGAATCACTTTGCCAAACGTAGTACCTCGATATGTTTCTCGATTGACCATGATTTGAGCAAACATGTTCGCGCGATTTTCAACCATCCGCTGCTTTGGATCCTCATGAGTACTGAGAGCAAAATCAAGCTTATTTGATTTGCGAAGTTTATTAAACTCACGATTCAATGCTGAGTTATCTTCCTCACGAATCATGCCAAGATTATCAAGGACATGCTTGTTCTCATGCCAAAGAGTCTTATTATCTGCAAAGTTCTGGTCAAGAAGAATTTCATTCCCTACTGTGATGCCCAAGATTTTTCCTTCTTTTGACATCTGGCCAGTTTCAATTGCTAACTTAGTATAACCTTGACCAGCATCTTGAATGCTATTAATTGTTAAGCCTTGACCATTTTTAAACTTAACTGTGATTGGTCCATCAGAGGATTGATTTATTTCTTGCCCTGGAAAAGCGGTCTTAATGTCATCAAGATTTACTTGCTTTATAGTGCTTTGATTTTCAGTTGTTTGTAACTGTGGAACCTGTCCAACTTGTTGTTCATTTGTGAACGAACCTGTGGAAACGTTCAACTGATCTTGGCTTCCTGGAAGTCCTCTAGGAATTTCTGGTTCAATAGTTTGTTTATTTGATGTTTGAAAATCACCAAGTTCTTTAGCAGTTTGTTGAAACCATGCTTGACGTTTATTCTGCTCAGCTAAAGATGGGACAATATTTTGCGTAGGTTCAGTTTGTGCTTCTGCATCTCGCTTAACATTCCCTTCAATTTCACCTAGCTTAGTCTCAAAGAACTTCTTCCTCATGGAAGCTTCAGTTCCAGGAGTCATTTCTTCTTGAGTAAGATTCAGTTCTTTTTTAACACCTTGCCAATAATCTTCTATGCGAAGTCTTTCATCATTAGTAAAGTGCTGATCTAAAAAAGTATTTGCAGAATCTTCAGCAGACTTCCATAAAAATGCTTCTTGTTCTTCTTGAGGAGAATCAACTTTCTTTGCTTCGCGTTGCAACAGTCCATCATAAACGAGTTGCAAATTTCTTTTCTTATTTGCATCAGGTTCATTAACCAATTGTTCATCAATTTTAGCACGTAAACTATCTTTATAACTACGCCAATCAGAAACATTAGTTTTTATATAATCTGCATATTCTTCAATCTTTTGTATATTAGGTTCAGCAGCAGCCTTGGAAACTAATTGATCAAGTAATTGCTGTCTATCTGTAGCCTTAACACTATTTATATGATTTACATAATCAGAAATATTTTTTGAGCTTAATTCAGTTTGAAAAATATCAGCGGATTCAGCAGCATCCTTACCGACATCATCGGACCAGATCTGATTATAAAAGTCTTCTTGATCCTGATGAATTTCATCAGCTTTCTTTGGAGCACCAAACTCACCAGAAGGATTAACCTGATTAGCTTGTTTCTCTTGTTCTTGCTTCTGAGTATTCAGTAGGGTATTTTTTTCTTGACGAAGATTGAAAACTTTATCAGCAATAAGTTTCTTTTTCTCAGGATCTTGTTCTTTGCTATATTGATCAATAGCTATTGCTTCGCGCTTATTGATTGCTTCAACATCAGCATTTCTTTTCTGTTCTTCAGCAGCAATCTTCTGTTCATTTGCAATCCTTTGAGCGGTCAATTTATTTTCAATATCTTTAGCTGCTTTATCTTCAGGAGACAAGTTCTCATATTCTTTCTTGGCTAAGTCTTCTTGTGACTTTATCCCGGAATTAATTTTATCAATCAGACTTTGATTATTTTTATTATCAGAAACAATTCTTTTTATTAATTCAGTTGGTTCAATATTTAATTCTTGTGCTTTAGCATCAAGCTTTTGAAAATCATTAAGGAATTCTTGATTTGAATTAATCTCTTCATTGAACTTTTGAATGCTTTGACCAATTACTTCTTTATCCTGAGTAAGAATATTTGATGCTCGTTTATCAAGTTCAAGCTCCTGATCTGTTTTTCCAGGTTTCTGATCTATTGCTTGTGTGGACATTCCTGCATTAACAAGTGCACCTGCACCACCACCAATAGCACCAGCAGCCATACTTTCAATAATCTGCTCAACATGATCAGCAGTTAAAAGTTTTTCATCAGTATTTGCTACAGTATTTAGAATACCAAAAAGTTCCTGTCCACCTTCTTGCAAAGCCTCTTGTGGAATATTTGTAAGAATTTCTTTTGCTGATTTTTTTGCAGTACCACCCACTCCTTTACTTAAAGCATCAACAAAAGTATCTACTAATTTACTGTTACCACCAGCAAACTCAAGAGATGTGGCCAGAGCACCAAACAGCAATGCAGTTTCAGGAGCATCAATACCTTTATTTTGTAACAAGTCAGCATACATGCCGCCCGATTCCATTGGCATTACAGCTGCACCAATACCTACCTTACCACCAAGTTTTTTCAGTGCCTGTCCAGTAACTTGTTTTCTTAACTGTGCTTCAGTAAGTTCACCAAGACCTTGCTTCATTGATTGTTGAACAGTCTTCTCGATTCCTTTCTTCAGCAATGTTCTGCCAGCAAATGCTCCAGCAGCAGTACCTGGACCAGGAGCCACAGCAGATCCTATAATAGCACCTCCAGCAGCTTCTACCATACTTGGAACGAGTTCACCTAATGTTCCTTGTGCCCAGTCAATAGCTCCACCAATACCAGTCTTACCAGTATAAATATCTTTAAATGAGTGCTTTGCAGGATATTGTTTTGCCTCTTCAATATTTCGGTTATATCCTTCCATACCAAAATCTTGAAGTGATTGTCCTACAGACTCAGCACCAAGTTTTTTCAGTCCACTTCCTGCTAATGCTCCAGCACCATAAGTCATTGCCTGAAGATTTTGCAATCCTCTTTGCACACCAGGAATAAAATCACCTGCATTAGGATCAGGAGCACTTACTGCTTGAGTATCATCGAATAAACTTTTTCCTACTGGCGAAGTAGGGCCTTGAGTATCATCAAAAAGACCAGCCATTTTACACCTATAAATTAATTATTATTTAATCGAAGATTAATTATTAGTAAGGAAGTCTTCCAAATCTTTTAACATATTCAGCTTCATACTCTTGAGCATTTTCACTTCCACGCATCTTTAACATCTTTGCCTTAGTTGCTTCAGAAGGAGTTTCAAATGACTGTTGCTCTGCCATTGCATTAACATATTTACCTTGGCTATTAATATCCCAAACTTCTTCTCGCTCACCAATTACGGGATCTTTAAATTTTAGTATTTTTGCTGTAGAAGATTGTGGTGTATCAAATTTCTGCCCAAAAGCCTGTAAAGTTCTTTGTGCTCTTGATTGTTCTTCCGGAGTTTCAGCTTTACCATATTCATCTTGTGCTTGAGCCAACGCCTGTAATCTACTAAGTGTAAAGTTATTATTAGCTACCTGGGAACTATTACTAGCTACTTGTGAATCACTTGATCTAATAGCAGCTTGATTCATTGGAATAGTTCCTTCTTGTGCAGCCCACTGAGCATTTCTGTTTTGATAACCTTCCATTAATTGTCTATTATAGTTATCATTTCCTTGATTCATAGCTGCAACCATACCTGGAAGAACCTTATCATCAATTGATCCTCTTGGTCCATACATACCAAACTCTGGTCCAAAAGGACTAACAGGTTTTCTCAATGCTGGTGCGCCTGGTCCACCATTCTGTGCTTCCATAATAAATGGTTTACCATCAGCATTTCTTGTCATAACTCTTTGAATACTTGGATCGGGCGAACGCAATAAATCTTGATTAAATGATTGATTCATATTGGATCTTACTGGAGTATTATTTGAAATTCCTTGATTAACATTTGCTATAGTTGGTAATTTACGCTGAGGTTCTTGATTAATTACTGGCTGCTGAGAAAGATCAGGCAACTTTATTCCGGGATTAGATGGAGCAAATGTAGGTCCTTGAGGTAAATCTGTTCTAGCCATACTTTGTTTTGGTGCTCCAGCAATAAGACCTTGCAAGATGTTAGCAGCACCATACATTTCTCGCACTGGAGAAGTATTTCTTACTATATTATTAGCCGAAGTTGCTATATCTCCTACC